TTTACAACGTAAAAATCAGAATCATATAATTTAGTAGCACCAGAAGCAGCAGTCTTACTTGGAGAATAATCATGACGATACATGTCATAAGTAAAACCCAGTCCACCAGTAGTTTGTTCTGGTGAAACCCAGTCAATCCTACGAACGACTTGAACTGTATCCGAAGCAAGGACTCTCTTCAGAGAAATCATGTCATCGTAAGAATTAGCAAATTCATTAAATGAATCTACTGCTTGGGGTGGGGAATTTTCATTATCCCATGCTTGTGGTCTACCAATGAAAAGGTACGCACGATCTCTCGTAGCACCTGCGGCTGCATCACTCTGCGTCGCATCGGGACCTTCTAAAGCTTTAATGAATTTTTTCGCTGAAAAAATTCTAAATTGATCAGTTAATAGAGCTGCCATGTCCTAGTGACTATTGTCCTCCTGTTTATTTATGCCTATTTCGAGCGAGCTGTTGTTTGATACTCGATACTCTTAATTCTATACTTAGCACCACCAGTTCCTTGAACCTCTTCTCCACCCAAAATTGCGTATGCTTTTGCACCAGCACCAGTGGTATCACCCGCTGCATTGGAGAATGTTATAATGGGATGAAGTGCATAAGAGGAATCAACAGATTGCTTAATACCATAACCACCATTGGTTATAGTAAGTGATGCAACTTGGTCACCTGCTGTTGTCATGTTAACAGTTGCAGTTGCTTCAATATCTCCTATATTTTCAATTGCTACAGCAGGAGCAGCGGTGTAGTTAGTTCCTGCATCTTGTATATAGAAATCAACAATGGTTGAATCATAAGAAAATTCATATAAGTAACCACCAATACCAACATTAACATTACCAGTATTATAACGAGTAACGTCTTTAACAGTTAGAACGGAAGTATTAGCATCCCAAGATACTACGGTTGCTTGCACACCAGAAATTTGTCCTGTGATAACTTCATTAACACCAAAGTTCTGTCCATTACCATCATTGGTATCAAGTTGGATTTTTAATTGTGCTATATGCTCTACACCTTCACTTAATCCACCAGCAGTTATAACTGTTGAATATTTGAATGGAATACTTGCATCTTTAATATTATCACCAACTGCAAATAGTGTGGTATTTTGTCCACCTAATTCTTCTTCAATACCATATAGTGAATTGTAAATTCCACCATCTAGTTTAATTTGATTATCAAATGCTGTACCAGTATTTACAAGATCAGGAATACCATCACCTGCAGTAGTTGGTAAAATATCTTGGAACTTACTATTAGCAAGAGTACTTAATGGATCTGTTAATAGTGCAATAGAATCTCCAGCAGAAGTAAGAATTACATGTGGAAGTTGACTAGAATTAGTACTTTCGTATATACCAGCATCAAACTGAACAATAGCATCCTCAGTAGATGGTCTACCACCATCAATAAATGCCAACTCATCAACTTCAAATGTAACTAATAATTCTCTTGTAGATGGATTCCAATCATATACTTTTGCTATTTTATTATTTTCATTCTCTACTTTACGAATTACTCTATCACCTACATTAAATTTGTAAGTAGAAACTCCATCATTATCAACCTGGGAATCATCAAGAATAACTCTTTGATCATAATTGAAATTAACACCTCTTGTTAAACCAGAGAATTTACCTGCTGTTTTAGATGTATAAGCAATAGTTTCTGTATTTAAAATAAGGGATCCAGATCCTGGATAAGCATCAGTAGAATTTACAAATATATCAGTAGCATTAGCACTTACATCTCCAACAAGACCTGTTAAGTATATAACACCCGAATTATTTGATTGTCTTGCTCTAGTCTTACGTTTGAGATTTACAAGTTTAGTGAATACAATTTTAGGAGGAGATGTATATCCTGTTCCTGGATCAGTAACATCAATAGATTTAATCTCACCCTGATCTATAGTTGCTACTGCTTTAGCACCAGAACCTCCACCACCAGTTATTAAAACATATGGTGCTTCTTGATAGAACTCACCATCGTTAACAATACTAACACTAGTAACTCTTCCTAATGTATCAATCTCAGCAGCACCTTGAGCACCTTGTCCACCACCACCTTCAAAGATAAGTGTTGGTGGAGTTGCATAATCTCTACCAGCATTTATTAATGAAAGACCTGTAACTGTTTGAACTGTAGGAGTTCCTACAGCACCAGATCCTTCTCCACCTAAAATATTTGCATTAGCAGCACCAAAGAAATTATCACCTGTTTTAGTCATCTTAATATAAGAGACTGATCCATCATCTTTTAATACAACATCACCAGTTGCTTCTGTTGGATAACTAGAAACAGAAGAAGGTGGAGTATCACCTTCAAATAAAGGAACACTATAGTAAGTAGTACCAATAGCATATGGATATTGAGGATTACCACTGCCATCCTCAGTCATATAATATGCATAAGTTCCATTTGGATACTCTGGAGTTGATGAGAATTTACCATTATGTGCATCAAGAGTACGATTAGAAACTGCTGTATCCCAAATATAATCTTGAATTAAATCACCTAAAATATATCCTTCTTGTACTGTTCTAAATCCTTGACCAGCAGTTGTATATCCAAACATATACAGAGCAGCAGGAGAATCTACTGCTACTGTCCATCTCATTTCTCTTGTAGTTGCTAGATTAAAAGCACTTAAATATGCAGTATAAGTTACTTCCGATCCATCAATCCAATATGATATACCATTTCCTGTATAAAGTTTTGTTGTATCTCCAATACTAGGAGGAGACCCTACATGCCAACCATCCTCTGTAGTAGATACAAACATATGTTCACTATCATTACTAGAATCATTCTGATTGAAAACGTATGTTTTACCTCTCTTAAGAGTTAAGAATTGTGGAACAGCACCATCAATTAAAAATTTACCATTAGCAATTGTTACAGCATAAGTAACAGTTGATGCAGTAACTATCTCAGGTCTATTACCTGCATGTTCTCCAGATGTTCTTAATCTATATCCAGAAACTTCTCTAGCAACTGTACCAGAAGAATTATATCCCCAAGGACCATAAATGGGATATCCATCATAGGACATACCAACAATCTTAGAGTGACCATCTACATGTCTAGAATAATCTATTGTAGCAGCATTATTTGGATCACTTTGATAATACTTCTCAACATAATAATTATTTGTTAATGCATCAGTATTATTAGGACTTCCATCAATAATCATATATCCTTCATCACCTGCATATCCAGACATATATCTGTGATTTGCACAATGATAATAAATCTTTGCTGTCTCATCACTATTCATTATGAATAGCGGTTGATATTGATTCTCGTAATCTGCAGAAGGTGCAGAACTTGCACCTGTACTATTATAATAAAGAGTTCCACTATTTAAAGTACCATCGGCAGTTGTACTGAATCTAATTGGATGATTGTTATTAGTAGAATCACTCTGATCAAATTTAATTAGATAATTTGGTTCTACTTTAATATTTTCTGGTGCAAAATAATATGTTCCTGGTGTAAATGCACCGAAATCTGCTGCATTAGTTCCAAACTCAATATAGAAAACACCACTTAATTGTGTTGGTATAGCACCAATTTTAAAAGTAAATCCATTAGATCCTAAACAAGAATCTCCATTTTCAAATACTTCATTACCTTCACCACCAGCAAGTTGTCTTAAGTATACTCTGGTAACTACATTACTATTATTTCTTACAACCTTAGATATTTCACCTCTAGCTGCACCAGCAACTTCATCTACAATTCTACCAACTTCAATAGTACCAAGAGATTCATCAACACTATTAACTTCCAACATTATGTTGTCAGTCTCTACCTTTGTAGTCCAAGTATATTGTTTAAATTTACCCCATTGAAAAACACCATTCGTTAATGCGAATTGATCAATAGATTTACTAGATTGGTAATATTGAACATTACCTTCTATAACAGTATCATGAACATTATTACTCTTTACATAATTATACTTAACTGCATCAATTTCAAATCCTGGAAATACATTACCATCAGTACCCCATCCAGGAGTATGAAGCAATCCACCATTTGCTAGAATACCTGTTACCTTATCATTTTGAAGAACTCTGGTTCCCATATCAGGAACGTCTTTACCACCTCTATAAACAAAAGTTTGATTAAATGTTCTATCAGTTAACGGACCACCTCCTGGAACTAATTCTGTTGAAATTGGCGTTGGTTTAGGATCATTATCAGAAACGATTGTTAATCTATCTGTTACCTCATTATTTACTACAGCATACGATCCTGATGTTGGAGAGTTAGGATGTGTTTGCCAAATTCTATTAAAATCAAATGAAGTAACAACATTAGGTGTTTCTTGTTGAGGAACAATTTGTAACCTCAAAGGATCATATCCACTACCTCTAGTTAAAACCCTAACATGTATAATCTTTCCTGAATCAGTATCTATAATTGGATATAAAAGTGCTTCTTCATCTGGAGTACCACAACCAGTCACAGTTAAACGAGGGGGATCTGATTGTGAGTAACCAGTACCTCCCTCAACTACTCTTACTGCACGAACTCCAAATATTTCATCAAAAATAGGTTCTATTACAGCACCAGATCCAGGAACAGTTCTTGCCATTTAATTATGTTACTACGTTTATTGTGCCGTTCATCGCAGCATGTATTGTACATTGATAATAAAGTGTATTAGGAGCATCCATAGGTACTGTCCAATACAAAACACCAGTTCCACTACCAGCTTGACCAGCAGTGTAAGGATTACCAGTTAATCCTTGAGTTGATTGAATTCTGAATGGATGAGCACCACCCTGTACAGTATTATCAAAAGCATATGTAAACCCTCTATGTACATAGATGGTTGGGTCATTTGCTGTAGATGGGAAACCTGGTCCTTGGAAAGTAAAGTCTGATGATCCATTAGCATTAATTTCCCACCAAGTAATAGGACTGCGTGTTACTATCCAATCAGTACCATTCCAGAATAAAGAATCTCCTTGAACAGGAGTTCCAAACTGACCAGTGGTCATATCCGAATCAGTTAATGCTGCAAAAGTGGTAGGGATTGTACCACTAAAAGCAACAGTTAATGTATCTCCAGAAACTGATGTGGTAATATCCGTACCACCAGCAACAGTTAATGTATCAGTCTGACTATTTGCTGTAGTGGTCCCCGTATCTCCAGTAACTGTAGCAAATATGTTTACACTCGAAATACCAGCATCATCATCTGCAGCAACCCATTTACCTGAACTATTATTCCACTTAAGTACCTGAAGGTTTGTAGGAGCAGTTGATAAATCAACATCACCTAAAAGTCCAATACTAGAATACTCAGTTGCAACTTTTGCTCTTACATTACCAGCACCACCAGCAGTAATATTAATGTTTACATATGGATTATCATCACCATTAACAGTGAAGAAATAACCAGGATATGATGCTGCAGTAGGAGCATCTCCAATTAGTGTGTACTGATTCTTATATTTTACTTTAGTCGGTAAATCTATAATTCCAGTAGCACCATCAAAATTATTCGTAATACCACCAACAGTAGCAATTAAATCACCACTTCCATTAGGAGCGATAGTAATATTACCATTACTAGATGATACAATGCTGTTACTATTAACATCCAATGCAGATGTTAACGTATTGTAATCAGCAGGTTCAAACCTGTTATTAGAAGTGTACTTTAAAACTTGATTTAATGTTGGGTTTGCAACCGCAACATTTAAATCAGTTCCGTTACCAATAGCACTATAGATCTCATTAAAATTATCATTAATCTTATCTCCACCATCACGTAGAGTGTCTCCAGTGTTATCGTTGGCAGCTGCGCCTATGCCGAGTGCTTGTTTAGCCATTACTTGCAGAGATTTTTAGTTATTTATCAGAGTATTTCAGGATCTATAACTTCTTCTCCATATTGACTTAAGTCAGGAGCAGTCCAGTTATCTGGAACAGAAGTTTCAACATCAACGGATGGGTTTTTATATCCCGTACCAGTTGCACTAAGTTCAACACCAGAAACACCGACCAATGCACGGATGTTACCATCAAAACCTGAGATGGAGTCAATTCTAACGGTAGGTCTAGAAGTATATCCAGATCCACCACCAGTAATTTGAACTGCCTTAATAAGTCCTGATGTTAGATTTGCGGTTGCTTGACCATCACGTCCGAATACAGATCCAAGGTAATCGAAAGTAATTAGAGAGTTAGAAGACTCAATAACAGCAACTTCTCTATCAGAAACCTCTCCTTGAATATCCAAGAAGTCTCCAGCTTCTACAGGTGGTACAACTTCAGCAGCATCAACGTCTGCCTCAGAACCAACGTAAGAGAATGCAACGAATGTTGATCCCACACGAGGAATTTCAGTAAAGATTATTCTAGAACCAACAATTTCAAAACCAATACCCGCTTCTTGTACAACACCATTCAGTGAAACAATGATGTTATTTTCTGGTCTAACGGTTGTGGATTGTACACCTTCAGTTAGAGTTAGTGAGTAGAATATATCATTACGCTTGAGGTTGAAGGACTGACGTAAGGAATCAAACTCGAATGAGATATCATCCAATTGTCTCAACTTACCTACGTAGAATCCTGTGAATGATGCTCCCACATCAGGTGCTTCAGTAAACTGAATCTGATCAGAGAACGCTGTATATGCGTTAGAAGCACCTGGAGGTTGTAGAATACCATTAATGAATATCAAGAGGTGTCCAGCAGGATCTGGGAAGTATTGAGTACCATTATTAATAGTAAGTTTGAATGAAGTTGTGGTTCCATCAAATCCTTTGAATGCTCTCTTAACACGTCCCTTAAGGGTAACAAGATCAATAACAGCAGCCTTATAATCATTAGGTCCAATAATGGTATCCTTCTCAGAGAAGGTTCCAACAATATCACTCAAATAAAGTCTCTTCGTAGTCGTACCATCTTCAATATCTTGTATCAATGCAGATGCTTGACCTGCGACTGTAAGTTTAGTAGATACGGTTGCGTAACCAACAGGGAAATTAAGATTACCAGTAGGACCATAATCACCAACATAATCAGTAGAATTAATAGTTCCTTGAATCATCTGAATATAGATGAAGTTATTATCAAGATCAACTCCAGTAATAACACCATACGTATTGGTATCCTGACCACCTGCAACTACCTTATAAACTCTATGTCCTTCAGTCCAATTGTTATAGGTAATGTTATTAAGTGTGATGATACTAATACCAAGTTTAAGGTGTCCAGAAGAAGCAATTCTCTGACCAACTTGAACATCTATTCCATTATATCTTGCAGCATCAATATACTGCTTAGAAGTCTTAGGATAAACAACAGATGTTGTCTCAAAATCACCAATTAGACTATCAGTATCAATTGTTAATGTACCACCAGTATTATCTGTAACTGCTGCCTCATTCTTATAGAATGCAACAGGTTGTGCAGTTTGCTTACTATTGTATCCCTTGAATGGAATATCTTCAGTAAATGTACCCTTCAGAGTTGAAATCTGAATACGATCTTCAATTGCACTAATCTGAGCAGTAGTAGAGTTTTCTGAACCTACAATATTATCAGTAATTGCCCAAGTTCCACCAGTTACTTCAACATCAAGATACTTATAATTTGTATCTTCATGATAACCATAAACAACACCTGTAACTGTTGCATCACCACTCTTAACAATGGTTTCATTCATAGTGAATGGGCCATCAGTAATATCACCATCAAAACGGAATCTCTTATAGACCTTAGCAACTCTACCTTCATTAAGAGTTACTGAGTTAATTTCACCAGAAATACCACTTTGTGTGCCATAAGCAAACTCAGCAAATTGAATTCCACCACCAACACCATTAGGTATCACTCTAGTTCCATACTTATATGTTGGAATTGTTATACCATTGTTCTTAAGAATTGTATTATTATAAGCACTATTACCAAGTTGATTCTTAATAATTCCATTAAGATATCTTATACACCTAGTAATAGATAACTTATCATAATCCGTACCCTTCGTGCTATCATAATACTTGTAGAATGAAGCATTAGGAGAAGGACTTGTAAGACCATTATCAAGAGATTTGCCCATATATTCAATGAGTCTCTTCATGATCAATGACTTGATATTATACTCAGTGCTAGTATAGAAAACATCATCATCTTGTGATGTATAAGGATCTAGAGCACCCTTAGCAAGTTTCGCACCCCAGAGATAAACTCCACTGCTACCAGTACCAGCGTAAACTAGAGATTGTGGTACGTTCTTAACGTAAATGATTTGACGTAAAGTACTAAATCCAAATGCGAATGTTGCAGTTGCATAAACTCTAAACCATCCATCACCATGAGGTATAACACCTGTAGAAACATTTGTCATATCACCAAGGTTACCTTGTCCATCTATCTGGAAGGTAGTTCCTACAACACCAGTATCAAGAGCAATATCAAAGAGTAATCTTTGTGTAGATACGCTTGTAGCAGGGTCAAGCTGCATCTCCATTCTTATATGATTATACTCACCAGACTTAGCGAAGAATGATACTGTAAATGTCTGAGTTTGTTCAGCAGAACCTGTATCCCATGTTTCATTTCCACTATCGTACTTAACTGTTCCAGAGTCTAATGTTTCAAAAGCAGTTAGAGAATAATCTCTATAAACAAAGTGCTCAACATTACCAGTAGTATCCATAACCTTTTCTGCTGTTGTTGTTCCATCAGGAGCAACTCCAGTATTAGCAGTTCTAGTTACTGCAGATCCAGTCCAATTAGCAATGAAATCTTCAGGAGAGTTCCATAAATTAGCACCTGAAACCTGTCCTTCAATTAAGGAAGTAATTCCAATAGCAGTCTTCTTAGTCTTAATATTACCTGGTTTGTTATACCAGTCATATGTTGCACTTACACCATTTGCAGCAACAGTTGCTGTAGCACCAGAACTCTGACCTGTAAGAACATCTCCAACAGCAAAGGAAGTATTTGAGAAGAAAGGACCAACAACCATTGAAGGTACATCTTCATCAAATTCTAAACACTTAGCATATCCTTTTCCAGAAACTGCACTATTAGAAGAAACAACAATTTCTCCTGCAGTAAAGTCTCCAGTAACACTAGTTAGAACAATGTCAATAGCATGAGACTTATCATGGATATTAGTAGTAATAAGATCATGTGAAATATTAGTTGTTATTTCACTAACAAAATTATCATAAGTCCAACTACCAGAACCAAACTGAGTATTTACAAGAGATTCTAATTCATTTTCATAGTAATTTTCATTGAATAAAATCTGTTTAGCAGCAGATCTCATAACTTTTCCGCCTGGAGCAAGCATATCAAGTGCTAAATCAACAAGTTCTCTCAAACGTTGTACTACTTGTCCAGTATTTGTAGGTGTCTCACTATCTGTATATGGAGTTTCAGTTGTATGAACTGCAACATATTTACCTGATGCAGGACTAGAATTCTTAGCAAGTAAATTATTACCTAATGCAAATTCACCAAGAGTCTTAATCTGTTCAATTGCAAAGAGTGTTGCTAATAATTCATCTTCAATTTCCTTAAGTTCAGTATTAGCATCAAGATAAAGTCTGATAGCAGTAATAGTACTATTATTACCACCTGTCTGTAAATCTGAAATTATACTCTTGATAATCTCTTTGATATCTCTCTGACATGTTGCTTCACCAGTAGTACCAGGATAAGTAAATGCTGAGTAATCAGTACCATTAAGTGTATAAGTAAACTCTGCTGTTGTAAGACCAGTAATCTCTGCAGCAATATACTTTCTATTGAAATAAAGTCTATCAGCAGAAATCTCAAAGTCATCTCCCTTAGGAGCAATAATATCATTTAATGTATTGACTAATGTATCAATTGTAGTTTGTACATTAACACAATCTGCAGGACGTGTGATTGCATTTGTTGCTGCAGATACAAATGTATGTGTATAATTACCACCAGCAATTACAGCATTATCTTTCGCAGAAACAAATCTATGCTCACTAGTATCTGTAGATGGACCAACATTAATAGTAATTGTAGTATCTGTTACAGAATCAATGTTAATAGCATGGTCATATGCTCTATCTCTCTTAGCAGAAATACCATTGGTTACTGCTGATACCCAAGTGTGAGCATTTGTATTAGTAGAAGGTGTAGTTTCTAGAACTTGAATAGTAAAGTTATTAGCATCTACCTTCGTAACTGGAATCCACTTACCGCTAATTGGGTCAGTAGAACGTGGATAAGTCTTATTAACTGCACCACTACCAGTATCACAACTGAAGGTTAATGAATTATCAGCAAGTTTAACCAGATCACCAGTTTCTAATCCATGAGTGGACTTAGTAATATTAACAATACCTGTAGTTGGATTATATGTTGTACCAGAAGCTGCTGTCATCTGATCAATAGTGCTTCTTGGATATGACTTAGGAGTTGTCCAACCATCACTATTATAATCACAAGTTAATGTTATTGCTTCATCAGCAAGTTTAATACTTGTACCAGCAGCCAAACTATGTGAACCAATAGTTAGAACCATTACACCAGTAGCAGGTGTATATGCAGCATTGGTTATATCATAGTAAGAAAGTGGAGTTGTTCCAACATTAACTGTTATAGTATTTGTATCAAATGCAGTTACATAGATGTTCTTATTATAGAATGGATCTGAAGTACGAGGATATGTCTTATTAGTGCTATTACCATCCATTGAACAAGTGAATGTTAATGAATCTTGAGCAATTGTAATAGCATCACCAACGATAAAGTCATGTGCAACTGTTATACCATTAGCAACTCCTGAGACAAATGTATGAGCAACGTTGCTGCTAATAGCACTATTTGGTGCACTATTAACATTGACTGTAATCTTAGAAGCAGTTACAGCAGTAATATCTAAAATCTTATTATATGCATAGTCACGACCATCAGATGTATTAGCACCACTTGAACGAGGATAAGTTCTAGTTGCAACACCTGAACCTGGATTACAAGAGAATGAAAGTGAATTCTCAGCAAGTTTAATCTTATCTTTAGTAGTTAAACTATGAGATCCAATTTCTAATACTAAATCACCAGTAGCAGGATCATAGGTGGTTCCTGCTGCAGCAGTATAAGATCCTGCATTAGGAGCAACGGTTAGAACTAAATCACCAGTAGAACCATCATAAGTTGCTGCTGTTGGTGTATATTGAACTTGAGTCTGTTGTGTTATACCCCAATCACCAGTAATAATAGCATCTGTATTAGTATCATCAAGTGTACCAATAACAGCCTGTTTTGAATAATGTGCTAAACGCTCATGAGCATATTCTGATTGCCAAACTTGTAAACGAATATGCTTAATTTCACCTGTAGTAGAATTAATATATTGATTAGCAACCTTAGTAACATTGTAATTACCACCTAATTCAACGTCTAAAATTATATCTTCTAATATTGAAGAAAGGTCAGACTTACAACGTAAAGTACCAGCACCACTACCATCAGCATTTCTAGGCATTTCAGTAGCAAGATCTGGATATCTAGTAAGCATATCAACAGATGCCTTATCTACAATAGCACTAGCATTTAAACGAATTAACTTAGCAGCATCTCTATATCTACCAACTATATCAGTATCAATCTGATTAGTATAAAGTAAATCATTAGCTGCATCATGATAATCAACATTAAATGGAACTTCATAGAATCCATCCAATGTTCCACCAATAAATTCTGCAGCTGGTGTAATTTTTGGTAAGTTTCCTAAATGATCAACTGGACTTGCTGCATTTGCATTAGTAAGAGTATCAGCAATGATATTCATCAAATTACCAATGGTTGTATATACATCTGAACAACCTACAGGATCGTAATGTGCAATAGAAACTGCATTGGATTTAGCACTTGAGAATGTATGTGCATAACGATCACCAAGAGGTGAAGCACCTACATTAACTGTAAATGTATCCTTAGTATTTGAAAGTACTTCTAATAATTGATTTGCAGCAGGATCATCAGCACGAGGATATGCAGCTACCTTATCATTACCATCCATAGTACATGTAAAGAGTACTGATTCAGGTGCAAGATAAACAGCATTAGCACCAACTGTAATTCCATTAGCTTTTGCAGTAACAAATGTGTGTGTATAATTACCACCTGTTGTTATTGCATTAGTTGCTGATGTCTTAAACTTATGAACATAATCACCACCAATGATAACACCATCAGTTCCAACATATCCAGACTTCCACTGGTGAGTACTGGTATCACTAGACTTACCTACATCAAGAGTAATAGTAGTAGCTGCTGTAGCAACAACTTCAAGAGCAGTATCATATGCTCTATCACGTTTCTGCTTAATACCATTAGTGGTTCCTGACTGGAAGAAGTGGTTTGTTGTATTAGAGGAAATACCAACTTGAACCTTAAATGTTGTATTTGTTACTTCATAAACTGGTAACCATTTACCACTAAACGGATCAGTTGATCTTGGATAAGTATGATTTTCAGTTTGTTGATCTTGATCGCACTTAAATGTTAATGAATTGTCATCAAACTTAATATAATCTCCATTCTTCATTCCATGAGCAGAAGAAGTTGTCACTGTCATTACACCTGTTGCTGGTGCATATGCAGTTCCTGCTGTAGCAGTATGAGTATCAATAGTAGTTCTTGGATAAGTATGATCTGATCCATAACTATCGGTATTACACTGGAATGTTAATGAATTATCAGTAAGTTTAACTGTAGAATTCGCTTTGCTTAAACCATTTGTAGCAAATGATACAAATGTATGACTTTGAATATTTGTTGTAGTCCCAACGTAGATATCAAATGTATTGTCAGTTACATTAGATATTGGAGTCCATACTCCGCTAATTGGATCAGTAGCACGAGGATATGCAGCCTGAGATGAAGTAACTGCAGTAACGTTAACTGTAATTGTTGTAGCAGATACAGCACTAATTGCTAGAACACCATTATTAAGAGCTGATGTATTAGTAGATGCAGGGTCAGTAGCACGTGGATATGTATGATTAGAAGCATGGTTATCAGCATCACAAGTAAATGTTAATCCATTATCAGCAATGCTGATTGTATTACTTGTAGTCAAACTATGTGATCCAATTTCTAATACTAAATTACCATTTGAAGGATCATAAGTTGTTCCTGCTGCTGCAGTAAATGGTCCACCAGAGTTTGCAGTAATAGCATTAGTAACACCACTTACAAATGTATGAGTTCCTGTACCACCAGCACAACTAAATGTTATTGCACTATTATCAAGTTTAACTTTATTGCCATTTTGGAATCCATGATTAGCAAGTGTTAGAGTTAATATGCCAGTAGCATTACTATATGATGCTCCAGTTGGAGTATGAGTCGTTGGAGCAGCCAAACCATGTGTTCCTATAGTCAATACCATAAGACCTGTTGCAGGGTCATATGTGCCGTTTGTAACGTCCTTCTTAATTAGAGGTGTAGGACCAACATTAAATGTAATAGTATTATCTCTCTTAACAATGCTGTTTCTTAAAGCAGAAACAAATGTATGAGTATATTGATCATCAGAAAGAGCTGCTTTACCAACATCAACTGTAAATGCAGTATCTGTAACATCTGATACCTTTAACCATCTATTAGCATAAGCATCGACTCCATGACGAGGATATTTCGCAGTTGTATAATTACCATCCTTTTCACAAGTAAATGATAAAGATCCATTTTCAATTCTGATTTCATCTCCATTAGAAAGTTGATGCTTCTCAGAAGAAATGCTATCAGGAACAGCATACTTAAAGATATGATCATAATCACCACCAGTGCTGATTATTGCTCTGGTAACAGAATTGGCAACTGCTGAAACAAAAGTATGTGCATCTGTATTAGTAGGAGTTGTACCCTGTAGAGCATTAACTGTAATTGTACTTCCAGTTGCTGCTGTAATAGGTACATATCTACCACCTCCCATTGGGTCAGTAGAACGAGGATATGACTTAGTAACTGCACCTCCACCACCAAATGTACAACTGAATGATATACCATCATCAGCAATCTTAATGTACTCACCAACTTCCATTCCATGATCAGCAATTGTTAGTACTAAATCACCTGTTGCAGGTGTATATGAAGCAGTTGTAGGAGTATAGGTAGCAGGAGTTGGGAAGAATGTATGTGTATGATTACCACCAGAAATTACACCATTTGCCAATGCAGAAACAAAGGTATGAGCAGTAGTATTAGATGATATACCAACATCTAAAGTAATAGTTGTAGGAGTTGTTGCAGTTACAGCAACAGCAGTATCATATGCCTTATCACGCTTCTGCTTAATAGCATTAGTAACAGAAGAAACAAATGTGTGTGCATTTGTATTTGTAGAAGGTATAGTATCTAAGACTTGAATATCAAATGTATCTGTAGCAACATTCGATACTTGAATCCACTTACCACTTATTGCATCAGTAGAACGAGGATAAGCAGTACCAGATCCAGCAGTGGTTCCAACGTTAACTGTAATTGTACCAGCACTAGTATCTGCTGCAGTAATTGCTAATGCAGTGTTATGTGCGGGGTCGGTTGCACGAGGATATGTATGGGTTGTTGCATTATTATCAAGAGCACAAGTAAATCCTAACTTATTAGCACCAATAGTAACTGTATTAGAAGTTGTTAATGCATGGTTACCAATAGTCATTACTAAAACACCAGTATCAGGTGTATATGTTGCATCATATACTGCGTATGTTGCATTATTATTATCAGTAACAGCATCTGCTACAGTACCACTGACATAATTGTGAACTTCTTCACCATATGTACATTTAAAGGTTATAGCACCATCATCTAATTTAACCCAGTCACCATTACGCATTCCATGTCCAGCAACTGTTAATGTCATAATACCTGTATTAGGATTATAAGCACCATTAGTTGCTGTATGATTATCAATAGTAGTTCTTGGATAAGAATGATTTCCACTACCTTGAGTACAAGTGAATGTTACAGCACCATCTAAAAGTTTAACTGAATCTCCAGTTGTAATTCCATGTGAACCAATTGTTAATACTAAGAGTCCTGTTGTAGGAGTATAAGTTGCACCAGTAGGTGTATATTCAATTGTTGGTGTTGAACCAACATTGAGTGTTATTGCTGTTGAAGTTACAGACTTAATCTCAACAGGCTTATTATAGAAAGGATCAGTTGCTCTTGGATATGCATGGTTACTAAAGTTACCATCCATTGCACATCTAAATGTCAATCCAGCATTTGCAATCTTAACATTAGTACCAGCAGTTAAAGTATGACTACCAATTGTTAATGACATATCACCTGTTAATGGGTTATATGTTGCAGCAGTTGGATTATAAGCAACTAAAGGAGATGCACCGACATTAACATCAAGTGTATCTGTAGTTACATTTGAAAGAGGTAACCATGTACCACTCTTAGGATCACTTGATCTTGGATATACATGATCAGACTTATGACTATCCATTGAACATGTAAACTTCAATGCATCATCATCAATCTTAATTCTATCGTTATTAGCCATTCCATGACCAGGAATGGTGAGTTTCATTACACCTGTTGTTGCTTCATAGGTAGCACTAGTTGGAGTAAATTGCTTACCTGCAGTAATAACTAACTTACCATCAGCAGGTCCATATTGTGCAGCAGTTGCTGAATAAAGAGATCCATCTCTATAAACAGGAAGAGAAGTTGCAGAAGCAGGATCTGTTGCTCTAGGATAAGTATGATCGCTCATATGTTGATCCATTGAGCAAGTAAATGTCAATGAATTATTAGCAAGTGAGAATGTCTCTCCTGCCTTAGTTAAACCATTAGGTGCACCTTTAAGGAATTTGTGTGTATAATTACCACCAGCAATTACAGCACCTGATGTTGCTGACTGGAATACATGGTTAGTGGTATCTGTAATAGCACCTTGTCCACCATTAACATTGATTGTAATTGTAGTAGGTGTTCTCGCAATAATTGGTAAAGCAGTATTATATGCATAATCTTCACCAGTTGTACGAGGATAAGTCTTATTAGTTGTGTAATTATCGTTATTGAAATCACAACGGAAGGTTAATGAATTATCAGCAAGTTTGATGCTATCACCAATATCTAAGGTATGAGCACCAATAGTTAATGTCAAATCACCTGATGCAGGACTATAAGTAGCAGCAGATACGTTGAAAGTAGTATTTGTTGTAGCACCTACATTAACATCAAACGCATTATTGCTGACATTAGAAATAGTAAGCCACTTGTTATAATAAGGATCGCTAGTTCTTGGATACTTCTTAACAGATGAACTCTGATCCATATCACACTGGAATTCCAATGATCCTTCGCTAAACATGACCTTATCACCTATAGCAAATCCATGACTAGGCATTAAAGCACTAGAAGCAGAACCAGCAAATTGATGAGCATAATTTCCACCAGTAGTTACAGCATCTGTAACTGCAGAAACGAATGTATGAGTAGTAGTATTAGATGATATACCAACATTAAACTTGATCTTACCATCCATGTAAGTCAATCCATTTGTAGTTGCAGATACAAATGTATGAGTACTAGTATTAGTAGAAGGTATTACATCTAATACAGTTACGTTGAAATCATTTCCAGAAACACCAGAAATTGTTAACCATCTATCATATGCATAATCAGTAGGTCTTGGATAGGAATAATTTCCACTACCAAGAGCACAACTATATGTTAGTGAATCAGGAGCAAACTTAATCTTATCACCATTTGAGAAGGAGTGACCAGCACCAATAGTAACTGTTATCACACCTGTTGATGGATTATAAGCACCAGCAGTTACTGTATGAGTAGTACCTACATAATCAATTGACATTGGAAGACCTTGATATGGGTCTACTTTTGCTTTAAGAGCACCAGCAGTTGCTGATACAAATGTATGAGTAGTTGTATTAGGAGAAACTCCTACATTAATATCAATTGTATCTGTAGCAGCATCTTCTATAATTACCCATTTACCACTGATTAGATCAGTAGAACGAGGATATGCATGGTTAGAACCATTATTATCCTGAGCACATGTAAAGGTTATACCACCATCAGCAATCTTAATAACATCATTTGCTTTCTTAACACCATTAGTAACTGCTGAAACAAAAGTATGAGGGTAATCACCAACTGAAGTACTTCCTACTGGAATAGTAAATGTATTTGTATCAGCAGCAACAATATCAACCCACTTATTACTAATTGGATCTATAGATCTTGGATAAGCACTTCCTACAGAACTTACACCAACATTAACTGTTATAGTTGTAGTAGTTACAGCAGTAATTGCAATGTTCTGACCATACTGAGGATCAGTAGTACGAGGATATGTGTGTGTAGTTGCATATCCATCTAAATCACACTGGAAACTTAAAGAATTAGCAGCAATTTGAACTGTGTTGCTAGTTGTAAGTCCATGAGCACTACCAAAGGTAAGTACCATTACACCTGTGCTTGGTGTGTAAGTAGCAGCAGTTGGAGTAATAGCAGCACCAGCATTAGGAGTAACTGCATTAGTTGCTGCAGAAACGAATTTATGAACACCAGCACCATATGTACAACTAAAGGTTATAGCACCATCTGCAAGTTTAACTTTATCACCAACTACAAATCCATGAGAAGATTTGGTAAGTGTCATTAAACCTGTTGCTGGATCGTAAGTAGCACCTGTTGGTGTAGTTGAAGATGGACCTGTAAGTCCATGAGCAGCAGAAGTTACTTGTAATATACCTGTTGTAGGAGTATAAGTTGCAGCAGTTATATTCTTATCAGATGTAGTCGTTCTAGGATAAGTCTTAGGATCACCAGAACCTCCAGTTGCACAATAGAATGTTAATCCATTATCCTTAATTCTAATTGATGAACCAAGAGAAAGATCATGATCACCAATGGTCAACTCCATAACACCTGTTGCTGGAGTAAATGCAGCAGCAGTTGGAGTGTATCCTACTTCTGGGGTTGTACCAACATTAATTGTAACTGTAGTAGGAGTTGTATCCTTAATAAAGATAGTATCTCCATAGGTAGGATCTGATGCTCTAGGATATGCATGAATAACCTGATGGTCATCCATATCACAAGTAAAGAATAGAGAGTTAGGTCCAACCTTGACCTTATCTCCCTTATTGAGACCATGAGAACCAATAGTTAATGTTAGATCACCAGTAACTGAACTATAAATTGCATCAGATACATTGAATGTATCAGACTCAACTTCAATATTCATCAAACCTGTTGCAGGTGTATATGAAGCATCTTTAACTGTAAACTTACTACCTGGTGTCATGTCATGATCACCAATTGTAGTTGTTAACCAACCAGTTGCAGGGTCAAAATTCGCTGCGGTAGGAGTCCAATTTCCTGCAGGAGCCTTACCAACATTGATATCAAAAGTAGTTGCAGTAGAACCTGAAGCAACCATCCAACCTTGACTACCAGGATCCTGAGGTCTTGGATATGCATGGTTTGTTGAATTACTATCCTGAGTACAAGTAAATGTTAGAGAATGATCGTCAAGTTGAATACTATCGCCATTATTAACACCATGACCAATCTTAATGCTATTAGAAACTGCTGAAACAAATGTATGTGCTACATTATGACTAATAGCACCTTGTCCACCATTTACATTAATTGTAATTGTAGTTGCTCCAACAGCAAGAATTGGTAAGTATCTACCATGTGCATAGTCAGCACCACTATCTGTATTAGCACCAGATGATCTAGGATAAGCTCCATTACCAGTTGAACCACCATATGAACAACTAAATGTAATTCCACCATCATCAATTCTAGCAAAATCATCTGTTGTTAATGTATGAGCACCAATGGTGATAACCATCTCACCAGTTGCTGCATCGTAAGTAGCACCAGTAGCAGTAAATTGACTTACTGCAGTAGTTATTTGTAAAATACCTGTTGATGGAGTGAATGAAGCAGTAGTTGCAGTGAGTTTTCTACGAGTTCTTAATCCATGATCTGCTTTTGTAAGAACTAAATCACCAGTTGCTGCATCATAAGTAGCATTTGAAGGAGTAATTTGAGTTATACTTACACCATCAACCTCAGTAATTCTAGAATCAGATGTCTGAGATAACTTATGATCTCCTTGAGTATCCCAAAGAGTATTATTAATTACATATCTTACGATTTCTTGTGCTTTTTCTAAGGTATAAACACTTTCAGGAACTTCAGTTTCAACATGATTTAATGTAACAGGACTTGAAGTTCTATTAACATAGAATGCTGCAGCATCCCAAACATGACTATTACTACCATTTCTAAGATCTTCAACAACTGCATCAAGAATATCTCTTACATCATCCTCACAATTAACTTCTCCACCAGGAACTGAGAAAGAAGGATATCTAGACTTCATTAAGAATACTGCTTCATTAGCAATATAATCTTTATTTGCTAAAATTAGATCAGCAGCATTAATATATCTTTGAGAATTTCCAGTAAATCCTTTAGGTTCTCTAGCAATACCAACGTTAACTGTAATAGTAGTTCCAGATACAGCAGTAATTGCTAATGCAGTGTTATATGCTGGATCTGTTGTACGAGGATAAGTATGACTTGTAGCATGTCCATCCTTAGAACATGTGAAACTTAAAGCACCTGCAGTAATAGTAACTGTATTAGATGTCGTATAACTATGGGATCCAATTGTTAATTCTAAAACTCCAGTCTCAGGATTATAAGATGCAGCAGTTACATTCTTCTTACTACTATCATTGAATGTGAGGGCATCAGTTGCTGTTCCACCATTGTAAATATGAACACCAGCAACACGAGAAGTAGCAAGAATTGCATCGTTATTGAAGTATTCTCCAACTGTAAATGCTTCTCCACCAGACCAGTCATCAGTCCAAACCTGACCATCAAGACCATCTAAGTGAAGTATTAATTTTGCATTAGCATCTCCTTGCTGAATACCATTTCTTGCTGTAAATGCAGCAGTATAACGACCAGAATCGGAAATTCTAACTTCATCAATATGACCATTAAATGCATTTGCACCCGCTAAATCAGCACCAATAACGATTGGTTTTGTTGTTCCATAGTTATTAGCATCAGTATTAGACGCAATTTGAGCACCATCAATGAATAATTTAGTAGTACCACTTGCTCTTGAAACTGCAATATGATACCAAGTATTTTGAGCAACACTACCACCATTAACTACATTAGAACCATTACTTTGATATTCTACTGCAGTACCATTTAATCTTAATGTTGGTGCTACTTGAGGATCTGCTGTTCTAAGATCAACTAAATTTTGTACCCCTGTTACAGAAGCAGGACGCACCCAAAGTTCAATTGTAAAATCACCAGTACCAAATCCAAACTCTGTTGATGTAGCAACAGAAATATAATCACCAGTACCATCAACTAGAAGTGATGATTCACCAAATTTCTTTTGTGCTGTATCTAATTGTGCATCCTTAGCAAATGAAATTGCATGATAATCTTGTCCATTTGCTTTAGTTCTACCAATCTTACCAAGATAAACAATTTGATCAGCTACACTGTATCCAACAACCTCTGCTTTAGTATCTCTAGTTCTAATAGTTTGACCCTTAAGGAAAGCACCACTACCAATTTTATCTCTAAAACTTAATTTTCTAACCTTACCTTCTTCCCCTGCAATGAACTCTCCTTGATTACCAGTGTATTTAAGCTTATAATTACGGATATATTCATCTTCCATTATGGAACCACTAGCATTATCATACTTGATAACGTAGTTACTAATTTCTTCTGTTGAAGGGAACTTAGTATTAATTGCAGTAGCATTATCAGTGAAATCAACTACACTTATAGCAGATTTTGAAATATCATCAATAACAACGTTTGGATAAGTCTGAGAAGTAATTCTGTTGAATAGAAGACCAAAGAATGAAGATCCATCTGAAATATTAACCTGTGAGATTGTTTCTCCAGTTACAGGGTCTGCATACACTGCAGTAGATGTAATCTTAGCAACAACACCAGATGAAGCACCAATAATGTAATCATTCAACTGAATATCATAAAGACCAGGTGTTGATTGATAAGTACCAGCGGTTTTACTCAAAACCATTGTATTGGTAATTAATATCTCAACCTTACGAAGTGGAACATCTTCTTGATGAGAATCTGCTGATGTACCAGTTTGTGCTCTTAATACTGTTAAAGTTGTATAATCTGCAGCATTTGTAATAGTTTGAACTTTAATTATTTCATTATTAATTCTATAATCCTTACCAACTACAAAATTGCCAGCAGGAACTACCTCATCAGCAGTAGTATTATCTTCCTTATACTTAACAACATCAATAGTTGTAGCACCACTACCAATAGTAAAACGTAACTGAGCAATAGGATCCTCAGTACCCTGTTCTATATTAGTTTGTGAAACTTTTGCAGTATTACCTTCTAGATTAGTTACTGTTTCATCGTATGTAAACAATCCAATGTTAGTTACACTTGTTTGAGATAGGTAATTAGCATTAAATCCAGTTGCAGAAACATTACATAATTCATTAGTAATAAATCCTGTGCCACCAGTACCCATATCAGTAATGAAACCATAGATTACATTACCTTCTACACTAGTAACAATCATATCAGTACCAGATACAGATCCAACTAAAACATTACCTATAGTTGGGAAAATACCACTAATCGTACCAGCATCGAAACTGACACCAATTGTGTTCTGTTGTTGTATACCAACACTTACATACTTAACACTTGCAGGTGGTTTTGGTGGTTCAACAAATACAATTTTATCTTGCTGAATACTAAATGATGTTCCAGGGTTTTGTACAACACCATTCAAAACAATCATTAACTGATTAGCATTAGCAACAACGTTATTACCATCAACTTGTAATGGGAATGATGTCTTAATACCATCAAATTGACTAGAAATATCATCAACACGTTGTACAACAGAAGTTAGAATGTTTTCTGAAGATGTTAATCTCTTCTGTCTGAATAATACCTCAGTGTTATTAAATTCAGAGTAAATTGGTTCAACAAGAGCAAAATTCTGAATATTAGGAACAATTGCTTCTTGTGCAAGTTCTACAGATTTTGTAATTGAGAAGAATGTCTCTTTGTTAGGTATAACACCATATTCATCCAAATTCAACTCACCAAAGATCTTAAATGATGCAGGGTGAACATTCTTAACTAAAATATCTTTCCAATCATTAATAGAGACTGCAGACTTAACAGCATAAGAGAAGTCTTGATAATAGTAAGAGTCTTGTATCTTTTGAATAATTTCAGAAGGTTTACCAATATCATCAATAAATTGACCAGTAGTTGTTGTAATAGAACCAATTTCTAAGACACCTTTAGCAATCTTAAGATCAGAAATAAGACCAGAAGATTTAGAAACTACACCAGTAATCCTTTCATTAGCATTAAATGTACCAACATAATCAACAATTTTAAGAATTCTAGGTCCAAGCTGCCATCCAGCATTAGTTGAAACATATCCTGTTGCGGTAGCATTCTCTAATGAAGAACCTTGATATACTAATTCTCCTTCAAGGAAAGTAGAAGTAATAACATTTGCTTCTGCAGCACCACCGAATGATGAAGTTAAAGCAGTTTGACGACCTGTACCAGCATTAACAAATGTAATTGCATCTCCAAGAGCTGCGTTTGCTGGTGTTAAAGCAAGTTTTAATTGATCACCATCAAGTGAATTTGCAGTACCAGCAATTGCATAATATGTTGTTACTCCATTAAGTCTACCTATAGCACCACTAGCAAGTGGGAATTCAGCACCATCTCCAATATCAGTAACTGATAAAGTAATCTCAGCACCATTTACAATACCATGAGGATAAGCAAATTGTAGTAATCCTAAATCAAGGTTAACAACATAGTTAAAGGAAGATGCTAATGTAATTGTTGGTTCTGAAGAATATCCAGATCCAGAATCTTTAACGATAATCTGATCTAATCTACCATTCTTAACGATTGCCTCAGCAATTGCTCCAGATCCACCACCACCTGTAATCAAAACAGCAGGTGCTTGAGAATATCCAGAACCTGGATTTGTAATAGTAATACTATCAAGTATACTTGTAGAAGTTAACTGAGCATTAATTGGGAATGTAATCTCAGGACGTAATGTATAGTCATGAGGATAATCATAACCAAAGTTATTATTTTTAAGTTTTTTAATCTTACCAACACTAGTACCTTTAGTGAAGATAGATGCACCAGTACCAAATGGAGGGATAACAACCGTTAATTCTCCACCAGAACCAGTAGTTCCTGGTCCTAAAATACCATCAATTGCTTCAATATCAATAGATGCTGTAGTGTATCCTATACCAGGAGAAGTAACTACAACTTTACTAATCTGACCTGGAATAGTTTGATTATTTTCATCAAGTCCATCAGAAACAGTAATTTCTACTAAACCACCTTCACCATCACCTGCAATAGGAACACCTGTGTAAGTTCCTACAGCATATTCAGTACCTGGAGTCTTAATATCTACTCTTTCAATCTTTCTACTAGAAATTATATTACTAACAATAGGTAATCTTGTATAGAAACCACCAGAATTAACAATTCTAACAGAAGAAATAGATCCAACTGCCTTGAGAGAACTTGTACTATATTTTGCTGCAGATGTAGTTGCATTTCCTTCAGGCTCATTTGGTAGAAGGAATTTAAATACATCATCACCTGTAGTAATTGTAGCACCAGAAGTAGATGTTAAATCAAAGGTTCCAACATAAGGTGAATCTACAACATCAAGATAACTACCTGAAATTACAGGAGAAGTTGCATCAGTAGTCCTAGAAGGATCGAAATAATAAGAAATATTAGTTACAATTCCTCTATCACACTTAAGTTTAATTGTAGGTGATGGATTACCTTGTGATACAATTCCAGGAGTTCCAACCCTTTCAATTGAGTTAAATGAATATTCTAATTTATAAAGATTATCTTTAGCAAATGATAAGTTTGCACCGACCATTGTAGAGTGAGCTACATCAAAAATGTATTGATGTCCATAATACATCTTCAAAGTAGGTGATTTAACAAAAACATCAACTGCAGCTACACCAGCTGGAGATCCTGCTCTAAGTGCAGGTGAAGTTGTAGCAACTGCTGGTAATTTATATGTAAATTCAATTGGACTTACAATTGTATCAACTGGGAAAGTACCATCATATTCAGTTGCTGGATCAGTTGAATTTACAGAGTTACCATCAATATACAGAATTTCTCCTGTTGATAAGTAATGCTTACTAGAAGTAACTACATAAACCTCATCTGTATTAGAAACTGCTGTAACTTGTAATATCTTCTCTAAATTTGCTACAAGAGTAATTTGAGTAACACCTGCTAAATTAGTAAACTGAACTGTACTCTTTGTAGCATTAAATGCTACATTTGCAGGATCTAAAGTAACTACAGAACCAACAGCATAATTAGATGCTCCAGAAATAGCATCAATTCTAATAGTATAATCATCAGCACTATATGCCTTAAATTTAGCGAAACTATCAAGATCTCCTACACAAGTAGCAACTGTAAACTTACAATCAGCATTACCAGTAGTGAGAGTAATTACATCACCAACTTTATAACCAGAACCTGCAGTATTAATTGTTACAGCAGAAACATTACCACCAGAAGCAGTAAAGTTAACTGTTAATCCAGTACCAGTACCAGTAGTAGTTGTAGCAACGTTAGTTCCAGATGCAGCATAACCAGTACCTGCTGCACTTATAGCACCTAATGTTGCAGGTACATCTCCTACAGTCTTATCTACATCAAAATTATTTAAATCAATATCAAATTGACCTGCTGAAGTATTGGCAATTTGAGCAAATGTATAACCTGTAATTTCATTAACAACATTAGGCATTGGACCAACAATACCATAAGTACCTTGTTCACTAAATTGCTCTAAAGAAAGTGATCCAGTATTTAAATCATCTGCCCAACTATTAGTATTAATAGCAAGATAAACAAGATTATTGGGAACATCGGTTTTAACGATATAACCGCTATTAATTGTAGTACCACCAGAATTTTTCAATACCAATTTGGTATTATTTGTAAATGCAAATGATTGATTAAGAGTTAATTTTTGAATATTATCAATCTTTAAAGTATTAGTAGATTTAAAGAAATAACGATCTTTAACTACTGCAGTTGCTCTTAATTTTTGAGAACCAGGAGAAGGTACTGTAGCAGTTCTAGATTCCCAAATATCTGCTGTATAAGTAGGAGTTTGGGTATCTTGACCCATTGTTGTATCTGCAGCTTCATAATCCAAAGATTGTAAACCAGCAGCACCTAATTCAAAATCTGTAGTTGTAAGAGTTAATGCTGTTCCTGCTACTGGTGTAACTGCTGTTCTAAGGAAACCAATAGTTGTATTTGTATTATTTTCTTGTCCAAGTTTAGTAGCATCCTTATCAACCTTAAGAACAAATCCAGCATAGTCAATATAATCATATCTTGCAAGATAAGTAGTGAACCAAGGATCATTAACCCAATTATAGGTAAATCCAAATTCACTAGCAGTAGGATACCCAGTTACATCAGTAGGAACTGTAGGTGTCACTGCCCTATTTCTAAGACGGAAATTATCAACAAAGAATTGACCTTGCTCATCCTTACGGAAATTACCTGCACTACCATTTCTACCAGGGAACTGAGCAATATAAAGATCTTTTGAACCTAAAGAAGTATTAGCAACTGTTAAGGAATATATTGAATTACCATTAACATAAACTGTAAATGTATTACCACTCTTTTTAACACCAAAGAATGACCAATTATTATCGGCAAACATGGTTGTTAATGTAGATTCTGATATAGTTCCTGCTCCATGAGCAGTATTAACAGTTGTTGAATTATTAGTTACAATGGTCTTTAATTTACCATCAGATATATCGTAGTATATCCAAAGACCACCAGTTGCAGAAGTTGCATCACCAATAGACATTATTGTCTGATCAGCTTGTGATAATGTTTGTGATGCAGTTGAATCCTTATATATCATAAATTCAACTGTCCAATCATCATTTAACTTTGTTCCAAGTTGAGCAGCAGTAATTTGAAGATTTCCTTGAACCCATGTGGAATTAGATCCTGCAGGATTGTATCCATAAATCTTGGCAACATTATCAGCATAAGTTACTGAATTAGTAGTTGAAGTAGTGGTAAGAGTATAATGTCCTGTAGTATCTGTTTGATTGCCGTCAAATGGGAATATAAACTCATTTCTGTTCCAAGATGTCTGACCACTTATTAATACATCTCCAGAATCATCTGATTCAATTCCATATATGGAAGAACCTTCAATTCTATTAGAATTAAAATCATTGGTGGTATGATTCTTCATAACACCATTATATCCAATTTTAACCGTATCTAATGTTATTTTACCAGTGGTGCTATTAGTTCTTGTGAAACCAAGATTTAAATCACCAAATATATCAATTACACACTTATTAGCAAGTCTTATATCTCTACCAGGTGCAACATAACGATAATTCCATAAGAAAGTTCCTGCATTATCGAGTTTACCAACCCAGAAACTATCTGTATTAGTAGTATCTGCTTTTAACCTTAATGTGGAAGAAATATAGAATTCATTAAATTCATCTACTGCAATAGCAGTATCAATGAATGAATATGCACTATGTGTGTATGTTTTGAAGAAATCAACTGTAAATACACTTGTTCCTAGGGTTACTTTACCAAATCCTACATTAACATCTGTTGCTGTTGCAGTATCTGCTAATTCTGCTGAGAAGTATATTCCACCATCTTCAGAAACAACCAAAGATGTTATTTTCTCTGATTTATTGGTAGATGAAATTTTTCTCTTTATTGCAAAAGCACCATTAGTATCGATTGATGCAATAAACGCATCATAAGGATTTGATGAATTAGTATTGGTATATCCACCAATAATCATCCTTGTATCGGAGAATTTAGCAAGTGAAGTGATTTGATCAGCACGAGTAGCACCAGATATACCAGCATATGCTTTTTGCTTATTAAGTGTAGCACTTAACCCATTAGATGCTTCTATGTACTTACAAAGTATGATATCAGGGTTATATGCGTTCAAAATCGCAGAATTTGGATTATTAATTCCAACAACCCAAATATTGCTTCCATCTAAGACAATTTTTGAAAATTCTGTAGATTTTTGACCATCTGTACTAGCTAAGGTCTTTTGCCATTCTTTTACTCCAGAAGCATTGATTTTTGCTATAAATGCTTGCTCTTCATCACCAGCAGTATTCTTGGTTTTACCACAAATGTACGAAACCTTAGTAGGAGTTGTAACTACATCATTTATCTTGACATAACCATTATTATTAACAAGAGAAACAAAATAATCTGCTTTCTTAAAGACTTGAGGATGTGATAGGATAACTCTAGGATTCTTAGTATACTCTGATCCAGAATTAATAACATTAACCTTCTCAATAGCACCTACAGTACTTACAACTGCTTCTAATTTTCCAGCTTTACCATCACCATCAATAATAATAGTTGGAGGAATGTCAGTATTGTATCCAGAACCTGTTTGAGTAATAAGAACTTCTTCAATACCTTTATATTGACGAACGACAAAGGTTTTACCAGTACTATTCATAACTGGTGTATAATCAACAAAAACTCTATCTCCAGTAAGTAATTGGTGAGGAACTGAAGTTTTTATTCGACCATAACTAACACCACTAATATTTTCATAAGTATATTCACTAACTTCTTCACCTGTAATCTTAGAAACACGTGCAGAAACACCTAAACCATCAGTATCAGTATTATCAAATACCAATCTATCATCTACCTGATAGTTTTTACCTGGGTTTTCAATAGAGAATCCAGTAACAGATGCTTCCTCAAACTTAGTAATAGTTTCAACTTCAATATCAACTTTTGAGTCAAATTTAACAGCAGGGAAGTAATCAAAAAGTTGTAGAGGTGCTTCCTCAAAGATTTGATCAGGATCATCAATTTCTGCCTGTTCTATGACACCACTTCTATCTTCGTCTTCTATCTCAAATAAGAGTATCTCACCACCTTCGGTAGTTAGAGCGTTTGTAGAGGCATTTGGAACCCTTGTAACGTCAATATCAACGTTCTCATAAGGATCTCTATATCTTACAACACCAGTCGGAATATTCTGCTGAACAGCAGCTGCTGCAAGGTTCCAAGGATCTACAACAGAATTATAGTTTGGACCAAGAACATATGGGAATGTAGGATTACCAGCATCTGTAGCATCAATAGTTACAAAATAGCAGTATCTACCTTCAGCAAAGTCTGGTGTTTTACAAAAACGACCATTATATTGATCTAAATCTCCTAAAGCAAAGACATATTCATAATCTTCTACAAATTTTCCTGCAGGTTCATCACTTAATGTAGGACCAGCTGTTCTTACTGGATTTGGATTAGAATTAGCATCATAAACTAAATCTGACTTTAATCTATAAGAACTATTAAGTCTAACAATAGCAGATGCTTGATCAGTAGGATCTGTGAATCCATAAGGACCATATATGGGATTACCATCAAATGCCCACCCAATAATAGGAGAGTGAGCAGTTCCTGATGATTGTTCTTCTAAAGCACCACCAGTAGTTTCAAATAAGTTATCACCAAGAACATACCTTAATCTTTGAGGATTAGATAGGTGTGCATATTCACCACCATATTGATTATTATATCCCTCAAATACACTACCTTTAGCACTATCAAATGTAGTTGTTTCTTGAAGATTATAAGTCCATTGGAATACATTTGCAGTAAATGCAGCATCTTGTCCAACAGAAGTTAGGTTAATAACAGTTGTTCCTTGAACATATCCAATACCTTTATTTGTAATGGTAATACTAGTAACCCTACCAGCATTTTCACCATCAGTATCAATAGTTGCTTTTGCAACAGCACCAAATCCAACACCTTGAATACTTACTTCAGGAGCAGTTGTATATCCAGATCCAGCATTAATAATAGCAATAGAAATAATACGTCCATTACTTACAATTGGTTGTGCAACTGCACCAGAACCAGAACTCAATGTTACAGTTGGAGTTGATGTATAGTTAGATCCTCCAGAATCTACAGAAATGCTCTTAATTGGACCTCTAACCGATGCTGTAGCTTCTGCTCCAGTTCCATTACCACCAACAATACTAATTGTAGGTTGAGATGTATATCCAGTACCAGCATCAACAATTAAAATTCTAGATACTTCACCTTTAGTGATAATTGCTGTTGCAGATGCACCAGAACCACCCCCACCAACAATAGAAACCAATGGAGATGTAGTATATCCACTACCACCAGCAGTTACATCAATACTACTTAAAGAACCATTAACAACTACTGATGCAGTTGCTCCTATTCCACTACCACCAGAAATTGTTGCTGCAGGTGGAGATGCTGCATCATAATCTTGACCAGCATTAGTAATATTAATACCAGTTACAGCACCATAAGTTTTTGTAATTGCAGACTTATAAGACCATATAGAAACACCATTTACCCATGAACCAATTGGACCTGCTGTAATAGCATTTTTAGTTGAAATTGTAGACGCAACACGAGGTATTCTAGTTAATTTACGTTGGTTTCCTGGTAAAAGAGCAGATCCAGGGAAAGGACCAATCTTATAGTTAGGAATACCTGTAGAAGCGATATAAACGTAATTATCGTTGAAAAATGTGTTCTGAATATTGGTAGTATAAGGACCAATAGCATTCAAAACAGCACTATTGTCAGATTTACCTTTATTAAGGTCAATAGACACAAGAATATTACCCTGAGGTACTACTATAGCAGTTTGAGGTAATTCATACTGGAAAATTTTATCACTATCTCTAGAAGTAACTAAAAATGTTCCATTATAAAGAATTGGGTTTGCACCATAGATTGTAACTTGGTCTCCAACAAGAACACCATGATTATTCTTACAAGTTACAGTAGCATACTTATTATCAACACCACCAAAGGTAATAGTGTCAACTTCAATTAATTTTTTAACATTATACAACCAAGTTTTCAATTCTGGAGTTGTTGCTGTACCACCTAACTTGGAAATCGTTAATTTATCACCAGGAAGGTAATATGAACCAGTATCAGTTAATGTAGTCTCTTCCGCATCTACAATACCAACAACATTCATTACAACTTCTTGAGCCGTACCTTTATTGATATAAACTTTAAAATTAGATTTAACTTCCGTGGCAGCGTCCCATTCCCTTGCAGTAGTATTACTTGCACCACGTGTACACTCAATAAACTGGTTTAATGACTTTTCTTTATATTGAACAACTTCACTATCACCAATTAAGAATTCACCATTTCTTTCTGGCCATCCAATTGTAGAGTCAACTGTAATGATATTAGAAGTTGCAGTAAGAGGTTCTGCGAGTTTTGTTTTATATGGAACTACAAATTTTCCTTTAATTGTCTC